TTCTTCCTAGATATGATGCCAATGTCAATGGGTGCTGGCGCGGCAATGGATCACACTATGCACTTTGCTCACAGTAATACACTACTTGGAATTGGCGAAATGACATGGATGTGGTTTACAATGGCTATTGTACATTTCTTTATTAGAGATTGTGGATGTAAAAAATAATGCAACATTTTTATGACGGACAAATAAGAAGATATATTACACAGTTAATAAGACTGTTTAGTAACTTTTCATACAAAGACGGTGACGGTAAAATCGTACAAGTTCCGGTGATGTACGGTGATATCACACGTCAAGTAGGTCATATTTTAAGAGATAATTCTGAAAACAAAATTCCAAGTGCTCCTCGTATGGCAGTTTATGTAACTGGACTAGAACAGGACAGAACACGTACTAGCGACAGTTCGTTTACAAGTAAAGTACATATTAGAGAACGTGCTTATGACTCTGAAAATAAAGAATATTTGAATACACAAGGTAAAAACTATACTGTAGAACGTATTATGCCTAGTCCTTATACACTTCAAGTCAATGTAGATATTTGGTCAACTAACACTGACCAAAAATTGCAAATAATGGAACAACTGTTAATGTTATTCAATCCTAGTTTAGAAATACAGACAACAGACAATTATGTTGATTGGAGTAGTTTAACTACAGTAGAATTGACTGCAATGAATTTTAGTTCTAGAGCTATTCCTATAGGAACTGAAAGTGAAATCGATGTAGCACAGTTAAGTTTTAGTACACCTATATACATAAATCTTCCAGCAAAAGTTAAAAAATTAGGAGTTATTACAAGTGTAGTAATGAGTATTTTTGATGAAAGTGCTGGAACAATTAATTTAGGAACAAGTATTCCTGAACTTAAAGCATTTAGTGATTCTCCGGAAGAACTACCATCTATGAATAAGCAGGAAGATAGAGTTCAACGTAATGGAGTTAATGTTGGTGTTTCTACATATAAAGATTATGATATAATTGTAATGAATAATATTGCACAAATAGTGGATAGAGGAATTGCTGGCGCAGTACGTTGGCCTACACTTATTGAAGCATTACCTGGACAATACCGTGCAGGCTTATCTCAACTACAATTACAAAGAGCAACTCTTCCAGGTGAAGCAGGCGGCATGAGTGTAAACGGAAGTGTTACTATAAACAGTTTAGACGAAACACAACTTATAATAGTTTGGGATGAAGATACTATTCCGACTAATACCAATTTAAATTCACCAGCAGGAAGAAATAATACAGGTTCAATAGATTTTATTATTGATCCAGGAAAATACAACCCAACTACTGCTAAAGTAGCAGGCTTACGTTTACTTTTATTAGGAGCAATTAATACAAGCTCAAATGTAGGACAAGCAGGATATGACGGACCAGATGCATGGAAAAATGCAGATAACAGTGATTTTGTAGCTGGAGAAAATGATATTGTAGAATGGGACGGAACTGCTTGGCATGTTGTATTTGATGCAAGTTCAGATACAGGAACTACAACAAAATATGTTACAAATTTAAATACTGGTGTACAATACAGATGGACTGGTACAGAATGGATACTTTCCTTCGAAGGCGAATACCGAAAAGGCACCTGGCGGCTAGCATTATAAAATAAGTACTTGCATGAAGCAAGAAATTATTTGTAGTGGTGCGTTGTTTTATTCTCTTAAAACAAAACGTTTTTTGCTATTACATCGTGCCCAAAGTAAACAAAAAAATGTATGGGGATTAGTAGGTGGTACTAATGGCAAAAATGAAGCACCTTGGCCTGCATTAAAAAGAGAAATACAAGAAGAAATTGGTAAATTACCAGATATTGTAAAAACTATTCCACTAGAAACATTTATTAGCACTGATGAAAAGTTTAGCTTCCATACATATGTATGTATTGTAAAGGAAGAATTTTTACCAAAACTAAATGTAGAGCATGATGGTTATGCATGGGTAAGTTATGGTAAATGGCCTAAGCCAATACACATGGGTTTAAGGAATACTTTACAGAGCAAAACAAATCAAGCTAAGTTTGAAACTGTTTTTAGCCTTATAGATTTTTTAGAACAGGATAAGAAATGAAGCAATTAAAGAATATTACTATTGTAGGTGGAGGATCAGCGGCTTGGTTAGCGGCAACATATATTCAAAATAATATGTGGGATATTCCTGTAACAGTAATTGATAAAGAAGTTGGAAATCCTATCGGAGTTGGTGAAGCTACAGTGCTTACATTCCCTCATTTTTTAAGACAATGTGGTTTGAATTTGACACAATGGTTCAAAGAAGTTGATGGTACCTATAAAGCAGGCATTGACTTTCCTGGGTGGCGTAACCCCGACGACAGTGTTTGGCATCCTTTCTATTTAAATAGAAGCTATTTCGATAAAGCATGTACCCAATATGATGTATGGGCTCATAATAAACAAGAAACTAATTTTAAAAAGTATGCATTGCCAACATTTGATACAACTATGAATGGCAAATTAGATATGTGGGGTGCATTTGAAACACTAGCATATCATATTGATGCAGGTAAATTAACACAGGCATTACAAAAACATTGTGGACAAAATGTGAATGTAATTAAAAGTGAAGTAATAGATGTACATCGTGATGATCAAGGCAACATTGAGAGTTTAGGACTTAAAAACGGACAAAAACATTATTCAGATTTTTATATAGACTGCACAGGATTTGCCTCTATACTTAAGAAGGCAAAGCGTGTAGAACTTTTAGGCAACGGTCGATTGTTTACAAACACTGCTGTTGCTGGGCATGTTCCTTATGAAGATTTTGAAAAAGAATGTGTGCCTTATGTAAGTTGTCCTGCTGTAGATCATGGTTGGATTTGGAAAATTCCTACACAATCACGCTTTGGTAGCGGCATGGTATTTAATAAAGATATTACAGATATAGATACAGCAAAACAATATTTTTGCGATCATTGGCAGGGAAGGATTAAACCTGAAGACTTAAAGGTTATTGATTGGGTTCCTTATTACAGCGAAAATTTTTGGGAGAATAATGTTGTATCATTAGGACTCAGTGGCGGATTTATTGAACCATTAGAGTCAACAGGACTTGCAAGTATGACTACGGGTATACAAAAACTTGCACAACGAATACCACAATACGCATATAGTCAAAGAGATATTGATGCATATAATCAAGAAATGTCTTATTGGTACGAAGATGCAGTTGACTTTATTAACAGTCACTATGCAGATACAAAATGGGACACACCTTTTTGGAATTTTGTTAAAGAAACACATGTCAAGTCAGACAAACATCTATATTATGAACGTTGGTTAAAGGATCCTAACAAAAAGTTTTACTCTAATGTTGACTCTACAACACTATTCCATTCACCTAACTGGCAACTATGGCTAATACAAATGGGCTATCCTGTGAATAAAGACTTAAACTATATCAATCCAAGAGAATTAGATCATATCATGCAGAATTTTCTTGTTGCTGAGCAAGTGCGTATGCTTTCAAGTGTAAGCCATGTAGACGCTATTGAAAGTACAAACATCGGTACTGACTGGTATCAGAGGTATGCATCACGAGGCGACGGAGGACAATTGGTATGAAAATAGTTGTTGTTGGAGGAGGCACAGCAGGTTGGCTGGCCGCACTTATGATAAGCAAAATAAGGCCGGACCACACTGTCACTTGTATTGAAAGTAGTAAGATTGGCATTATAGGTGCTGGTGAAGGAAGTACAGGATCATTAACAAACATTGTGCAAAATGAAATGTTTGACTTTGGTTGTAATGAACAAGACTTTATTAAAGAGTGCGATGCTACAATCAAGTTAGGTATAAAACATATTGGTTGGAATGAGGATCCTAGTAAGTTTTACTATGGGCCAATTGATGGTACACCTACAAGTAATGACCGTTGTGATATTGTTTTTCAACATGCGTTGGGGTATAGAGATCAAAACTACTTGCATCTTGCAACTGAATTAGGATATAAAATACACCATAATAAAAATAGCTTTGTGCAAATCAATGGCAATCATGCATATCACTTTGATGCACACAAAGTTGGTCAATACTTTAAGAAAATTTGTGATACAGTTACACA